TTACTGATGCTCTTAGAGAAATTCGTGAAGAGGAGACAGCGTAATGAGTAAGTATACTAAAAAACAACAACTTGAAGACTTTGAATTCTCGTTGCGACAAACACTGCATAATGCTCAACGCCAAAGCAACTCTGCTTATCCAACAGAATTGTCAAAGTTTATTGAACCACTGTTGGAACTAAGAAGAGAACTTAACCCAATTATGGAAAAGTATTTTAGAAAAGATTGGGATAAAGAAGAGGAGACAGCGTAATGAATAACTTTTTAAGCATATATCAACATATCAATGAGAACTATTCCGGTAGTCATAAAGATATCTTTAATATGGCTATACAAGCCTATGAAGATGAATATGGCGAAGTTGATGATTCAACCGCTGATGAATGGTTCCAAAACTTGACAGATAACGAATCTGTGTTATAGTATATACATAATGACAACTAAAGGAGAACTAACTAATGACTAAAACAATGACCATACAATCTCAGTCTGCTAAAAGCAAAGCAGAAGCAAGAGACATAGGTGCTTATTTACTTCACTTAATAGACACTTACCCTAACATAAATGAAGAAACAATAATCAAATATTTGGATGAATATTTTGAACTTATGGGCTACTCAACAGAGTAAAAACTTGACAAAATAGCGAATCGTGTTATAGTATATACATAATGACAACTAAAGGAGTTAAAAATGAATAGAACAGAACGAAGAAAACAAGAAAGAATACAGAAGAAAAAACTTAAGAAAGCACAAAAGCGAATGTCTGGTTCAATGCCTAGTTTTATCGTAAGATTGAATGTTGATGAAAACTTCAATGTTACCTATGACAATACAGGTCTAGTAGAAAAGCAGATTTCTTTTGTTGATACTTGTATCAATCAATTAAAAGGAGAGGCTGTTAAAAATATCAAAGACCCTACAAACGCATTTGGATATGTATTTTGGGGTAAAGCAGATGATTTTGCTGGACACTTAAGTGAGCCAAAAACAGGTGTAGATATAGATGCTTTCTGGACTGAACTGAAAGATAGTTTCTTTTCTCAGTATTGGGAAACAACCAATCAAAATGTTGAGTTAAGTGAAACTTTCTGCAAGGCAGTTTTATCAAATACTGGTTTTGTCCCAATTGGAGCAACACTTGATTCTGTTAAAGAACATGAATATTCAAACTTTGCTATTTCAGTTGCTTATATAAAGCGGTTTGCTAATATGAGTAAAGTTGGTGGTAAAAGTTTTGGTGATATGGCTCCGCCAGAAGTAGATCCAAACAGTAAATGTTATAGTCCAAACTATGTAGAAAAAGTTAAGCAGGCATTGAGTAACTTTGGTATTGAGATTGAGGCTGATTGGAAGCCTGGTTCTATGATGACAAAACTAATTGCGATATAAATATTAGACCCTGCAAAGGGTCTACTTCCGCACTAACTAAAAAGAGCTACCTAGTAGCTCTTTTTTTTACCTGGTGTAGATTTCTTTTTCTTCTTCTTAGTTGTTTTCTTTTTAGTTGTTTTTGGTTTTGAATAAGGCATTGTTGTCTCCTCAGTTGTTATTTGTGGTATTGCTCTTGGTATAATTATTTCATTAGCCATCTTAGTCCTCCACTGGTATCCAGAAGTGTCTGCAACGATGTCCGCCTCTCACAACGAATGGATCACCGCTACGTTTACCTGACCAACTCTCACTTGACCATAGACTTTTAGCTTCTGCTTCTGTAAACGTTCTCCCTTGGTTACGTATACAAAAATCTCTTGACTCAGCAACTAACGTTCCTGCATATCTAAACTTTTTTAGACCTGCTTGTCTGGCACGATGTTTAACAAACACACCATCAAAGTCCATTACTGTGTCGTGCATATCTGCACTCATCTTTTTACTTAAACTTGTCCCTACGTTAACACCTGCAAACTTGTTTTTTAGTTTACCAAGTATTGAGGCTATTTCTGCTTCATTTCTGTCTGTGGCGTTTCGTAGTTTTCTTAATCTGTTTTGTAATCTTGTAATCTCAATATCATCAACTGTAATCATAAGCCCACTGATAGCATGTCTGCTATTTGTAGCAATCTGTTGAACGGCTAACCCTGCTAGAGCGCCTACAACTATTTCGGTGTTAACAGACTCTTTGTTTTGCTTTACACTTTCATCTAATCTTGCGTATGATTGTGCTTTTAATTCTGCAACTATTCTATTGTCTACTGGTGTAACACCAGTTCCTGTCATAGCGGCAGTATCTTTAGCAAGTGTATCAAAGTTGTCAATATATGCTCTAACACGCTCTTGCACAAGTGAACGATAGTCCTCTGTTAGTGGGACTCTTAGTTCTAATAGTTCGTCAATCGTCTTTGTTTCTAGTATTCTTTTAGCAACTTTATTTTCAAGTGTCTTTTCTGCACTCTCCATAAACTCGTCAAAATCATCTAAGATAGAATCGATTAAATCACTATGTTGTTGTATTTGTGTCTGTGTCGCCATCTAAGTTTGCTCCGAACTCTGGTGCTTGTGAACCATTCTCAATCTCTTGAATAATAGTATCCATCATTTCTTCATCTTCTACTGTGATACGTGCAATTTGTTTTGCAATCTCTGTAGTGTATTGACTACTTGATACTGGTGCCGCACTTGCTTTCATTAAGAAGTCTAGTTCGGTGTATGTATCAGTTAAATCAAAGTTATCTGGATAATCAATAACGCCATCAAAGTGTGCATCGCCATCATAGAAATGAACAAAGTGATGCCAGATTTGTTCTTCTGCAATCTCTAAGTTATCGGCTATCTGTGCTAATTTAACGTTCAATAACTCACGTTCTATCTTTAAAGAAACACCTGATGCTGTTGCTTTTGATGTTGAACGCATTGAACTTAGATTAGCTATTCTGTCAATCATTGCAGTTTTTGTTTTGATTGCTTCTAAGATTGAACCAATACTTGCATTTGATGGTTGTAACAGATAAGGTTTTAGACCTGGTTCGATGTCTGTATTCTCAATCGTAATAACTGAGCCAGCACCACCTTGCATGTCTACACCTTCTGTAGCAACGATACTTGGATGATTAGAAATACGAATAACTTGTTCTAGTTCGGATAGTTCATTGTAGATAGATTTCTGTAGGTCTGCCACATCAGCGATTTGTGATATACCTATTCCTCTTTCGTGTGAACGTTGTCCGTATAAGAAAGTTGCTGGAATGTGACCCATCGCATTCTCGTATTCTTCCATAAGAACCATTTTATCATTTTCTTCATCTACTTCATAAACACCAACTGTTTCTGGTGTCCATACTCTGTAGATACATTTTTCATCATCTTCAAACTCTTTTAGTTTTAGATAGTCAATCATGTAACGACCGTTTGCCATTCTTTCAAAATGCCAGTCAATAATATTTTCTGGTGTAATAACTGAAAGATATGGTCTGATGCCTTGTGCTAATTCTTCTGCTAGAGTAGATGCCTCACTTGCAGGCTTATCTAACATCAACAGCACATGACCATAGATATTTGCAAGTGTAGTAGCTTCTCTCATAACAGCGTCAAATGAGCGACCTTCTAAATCAGCATCCTTCAAGAATGGTTGTAGAGCAGGATTATCTGCTAGTATACCAAACTCTCTTTGCGGTGAGTCTCGCCAGATGAATGAACTATATGTATCAACCACTGAACGACAATGATTGTCTAGTGGTGTGTTCATAATACGTTTGCCGTATTCATTGTATCCATCGTCTTCTTCTTGTAAATACTTTCTTAGGTATTGACCTTGTTGGTAATCTTGTCCACCGTAGTAACTATCATAGTAGTATCTCCAACGGTAAATATGTTTCTTATACATATTATGCTTTTTTATTATATTGTCATAATCCATAGTGCTGTTCCTTTACATGTGCGTAAATCGTTTTGGTTTATTAATCGCTCTCACTGGTTTAGTAATTGGCGCAATGTGAGCCACAAGATAACCAAGTGCATCATTTTGATGGTCAAAGCCACCGTCTTTATCAGGGATTGCTGTCCCTTCTTTGTAAACTTGACGCTCAAGACAACGAATAGAATTCATACAGTTTGGGTCTATCGAATATCTTACAGTTCCGTTTGCACTTTCCATAAGACTATTTACTGCATTTATTCTATCTCTTACTGCATCATGTTTTCTTTTTGCTTCTACCTTAAAGTATTGTTGTAGAATAGTGATATCTGTTTTCCCTGTAGCTGAGGTTTTACGCTGATTGCCTGCAGGATCAGGGTAACAAATAACTTTTGTTTTGTCATAACGGTTCATAATCTCTTGTGCTAGTTCTTCTGTATTGCTTCCATATATAGAGATTTCATCAAATTGATGTAGTTTGCCGTTAATTATTTGACACACACTTGCTGACATTGGGTCTATGTTAAAATCAATGCCGATATGTATTGGTGCATCTTTATTAAATTCTTGTTTTGCTACGTGCTTTGTTCTGTCAAAGTTGTAATAAATTTGTCCAGTAAAGTTAATAAACGATGCTAGATATTCTTGTTCAAACTGTCGTTTATCCATATCTGTTTTTGCACGTTCTATTTCTTCTTCTGGGATATTACCGCCATCCATTGATGTAAACTGAAATGACGCCCAGTCTTTATCATCTGTTTGTCCATAATCATAAAGGTCTTTAAAATGGTTAAAGCCTTTTGGTGTTCCACAGAATAGTGCAGAACCAGGTGGTGTTTGTGCGGATAATGTTGGTCTTAGAACTGCTTCCCATGCCTCTCTTTTCATATCTGCAAACTCGTCTAGAACTAGAAAGTCGACTCCGCTCCCACGTAAGGTATCATATCTATCACTCCCTTTTAAGGAAATTTTGGATCCATTAATTAAACGAATGCTTAGTTCGTTCTGATTGATTTTATCTGCCCATCCTAGTTTTGTCATTTTACTCTGTAGTGCCTCCCACGCAATATTTTTTGCCTGTGAATAAGTTGGTGCAACATACCAAACTGTTTTGTTTGGGTGTCTTGCAAATCTAGCCAACTCTCTGATAGCAAAGAATGTTTTACCACATCTTCTTCCTGCTACAAACACTCTAAAACGTGCATCTGAATCAGCAACTGCCCGTTGTGCTTTATTCAGTGGCATCGTCTGACCAAGGGAGTATTTTATCTTGTTCTGCTACCGGTGATTCCGATTGCCCCAACATAGACTTGCCTAAAAAGATAAGAAGTGCTGGATTTCCTTGCATAGCTACTTCTATTTGTTTTCTTCTTAATCGCATTTTGCCTTCTGCTTTCCCTTTGTCTATAAGTCCCGCATATCTGCGTTTTAACGTGTCTTCTGAAACACCGATAATGTCTACCATTTCTTTCATGGTGCAATGTATCTGTGCTAACTTATACAATAGGTCTTCGTCAATCTCTTTGACGGGTCGACCCACCTTTTTTTCTTTTGCCATCGTTGTCTCCCATTTTACCGTTGGTTACGTAATAAACCTGCTTGTGCAGTGTCTATCGTAGATACTATAACATATTTGCTATCATACTTGCTACTTGTGTAGATACTAGGACTCCTAATATCCACCAAATTCTGTTATCTATCTTATCTACTTTATTTTCAACTCTACGAACATCCTGTTGTAAATGAACTAGGTGATTATCTCGTATAGTTTCAATATCGTTTTTAATAATTTTAATTTCTATGTCTTGTTCAATCTGGCTTTTACCAATGATTTTTGCTTGTTCTACTGCTTGTGCTTTCATTGATTTCTCCATTATGAACTACTGATGTTTGCGCCTAGTGATACACGTTTCCAATTAGACCCGTCATATACTGCAATACACTTGCTACCACCATCACCATCTGTGATGTAAGCAATAGAACCTTCATCGATGATTCCCATACCTGCGTATGCGTTTGCTGTTGATGTGTCTAAACTTGTTAAAACTAAACCACCATTTGCTGACATTTTACCATTAACTGTTACTGTATCTACTTGTGCATTATCACCTAAAACTGTGCTACCATTGACTGTCAAATTATCATCTATAGTTACATTGCCACCACTGTTGATAATATTGTTGCCGTTTGTGTCTAATCTGTCACCTAACTTTAAGTCACCGCCTGATGCTCCAATAATACCATGACCTGAATCATAAGAGTCACTACCAATTCGAACAACATTACCTTCTTTAATGTTTAGTGTCTGTGTAACTGTTGTAGAATTTTCAGGTGTTGTTTGAATAACAACTTCTGTTCCACGATTAGATCCTGTCTGTGCACCTTTTGTCAGTGCAAGTATTCTAACGTTTGCTAAGCCTGGTAGTGTTGCACCATTTGCCGCGTTACCATTAATAGCTAATATTCTTTTAGCATCGCCTAAGGCAGCCGGTGAAGCTGGTGTGCCACCAAATACTTCTGTTTCAAATCCCGGGTTTGTAAATAGATTGACGGGCTTTAGTCCGCCGCCATCTGTTCCTGCATATTCTTTGAATACAACTGAAGGCCAAGCAGTGTCTCCTGCGTCAAG